ACGGTCATTGCAATATTGCCTTTTTGTCGAACATTGTATCGGCTTCTGCCCATTCTACAATGCAGTCACAGCAATTAGAGTATACACTAGTTTTACCGTGACGTAGGCCCATTTTGGTATCCAGCGTTATAACACTCATTGGTTTCCATGAAGTAGATAGAAAAAATTTCGGAATTTTTCCACTCATAACTGCGGCTACTTTTAAACGGTCATCCAGGCGCTGATTGTATTTTTTTTCTGCGATAAAATTATTAAACTGCTTGCCCATGTCGTCATTGGGCAATCTAAAGTAAATACCAACACCGTCAAAAATTCCATTTTCTTCCAAAGATTCTGACAAAATTTTGAGATTTTTTAGGTACTTGTCATTGACTATTGTGTCGAAGACCACAAGCAAAGGCAATCTTCGCAATTCTGTTAAACTGCTAATTACTTCGGTTACCGAATGTTGATTTTTATCAATCCACACTCGACTTTTTGACCTGTTGGCAATTGTTTCGGTCAGCGTTTCCCCATGATTTTTCGCATTTTCTGTGAAAAATTGGTATCTTATACTTCGGTCATTTATGATGTTTTGATCAATTGCTGTTTCAATGCCTAGGTCGGCAGTAATAGCCTTTTGAAAATTTTGATGCTCAATATTGGTCAATAAAAACTGGTCACGAATTTCGTGTTCTGACCAAGATTTTATGGTCCGATAGTGATTTTTTACAATTTCGTCCACTTCAAACCCAAGTGGTTCAAGTGCTTCATATACTAAGACTATATTTTTTTCAGTAAGCTCAACAGGCCATACTTTTTGATTAGATGAGTTCAATCCGCCATCTAATTTTTTTCCTAGTCCGGTTAAAGTTTTACGAATTTCTGAGTTAAAAGTGAATTCTACAACAAGTATAGGTTCTTGTTCTTCATTTTTTTTGATGTATAGTTTCTTTATTTGTTCTATGTGACGAAAACTGCGCGACCACATGGGTTCCTGTAATGCCAGCGAAATTTCTTCGGAAAAATTTGGCATTTTTTTACTGTTGTCTTTTAAAATCTTCATCAACAGTCTGCTTTGGTTTTCTGTAATGAAAAAATTGCTGGAAATTGATGTAGCTAGGCTACGTAGTACCTTACTGTCACGAGCAGGTATCAAAGCTTCGATAGCGGGCTCTGTAAAATTTACAATTTTTAGTAAAAGATTATCTATTGTCATCATCTAGTAAGTATACACTAACAAATATCAAAGGTCAACCTCAAAGAAAAAAATAGGCCTCAATATTATTTAAGGCCTGTGGTCGATCTTTTGAGCAGATTGATTATATACTAGCGTCTTCCATACCTGCAATGCGTAATTTTACAATATTTGTAATTTGCCACTGTTTCTGGTCGAGACCTTTTGTAATACCTAACCACTTGTTGCGTAGTAAAGCAAATTCATTGATAATTTTTTCCATATCAATGACATCTGCTTCACCTTCACAAAAACGTTCGCAATCACGACTACTTAAAGCACGTTGATAGTTTTCTAAGTACTTGCGAAAGAAACTACTCTTGAGTCTTCTGAGCTCAATGTTAAGATATTCCAATATTGCTTCAATTTCTTGCAGTTGAGCAAACCTGTGTTCAACTATTCCTGGCAATGCCGCACTGGCTTTCTCAACATTTCCATATAGTTTTACCTCTTTACGAGCTTCCACTAATTCTTGTTCGAAATATAGCACGGCATCAGGAATATTGCTGATGTCTTTGGCAATATCAGTATACCAACCCATTAATAATCCTCGTCCTCGTCAGAATAATTGTCTTCTTCTACCTCGTCAGACTCTTCGTCAAGATAATACTCGATTGCAGAATCTAAAACACTATCGACACCAGTCGCACTTTGCATTATACGATCACTGGTACCAAAATCTGCCAGTAGATCAACATAACGTTCAGCTACGCTGTCAATAACTTTCTTATCAATGTAGTCTGCGAATAGCAACCAGATGTCACCGATTTGTGTTTCATTCAACATTTTCTTCTGTCTCCTCAGGAATGGTAGTTGTTGTATTTTTCAAATGATAATTTGCCATTATCATATCTAATTTATCATCTTTCCATTCTTTTCGGTACAATAAGGTTTCTTCTCCAGTAGTTGGATCAACATACTTTAGTCTGTTACCTTGTTGTGTTAATAGGCCTTGTTTTTCTAGCATATCAACCATACCGCTATAAGGATTCATTCCTGTTTCGTAAGGAATTTTAATTTGCACTGACTCGAAGGGTTTAGCATAACGTGTTTTCATAATCTTACATGCCGCACGAATACCATTCACTTCACTCGTCTTGTTGCCGTCTTCGTCTTCTTTCAACTTGAGCTTTTTCATAGCAACAACAATAGAACTTGCATAGACAAAGCCCTGTCCGCCTGAAATCTTGTCATCTGGATCAAACATATCTTGGCTTGCGTAGGTATGATTGGTACAAACCATACCTACATTGTAATTACCAAACATATTAACACAGTTACGAACAAGTGCTGTCAATGCTTTAGGTTTACGACCCATGTCGCCCTTCAAATCTCCCGCTTCAAACTGGTTGATATCGGTAGGGGTAAGCAACATACCCAATGAGTCTATGACAAATAAGACTTTAGGACGCTCGGTCATTTCTTTGTACTCTTTCATGAACTCGTGAATGGTTTTTGCCACATCATCGATCATAGCCATGTTGAGTTTAAGAAGTTTTTCTTCGCTAGTGTCTACACCTAAATCGTGTAACCATTTTTCATCTAGAGCATTTTCTGTATCAACTAGGATAACATAGATGCCTTGTTGTTGTGCGTTGCGAACTAGATTGCCTGAACAGATAAAACTTTTACCTGCACCAGATTCACCGGCAAACACAGTAACTTTACCTAGCGGAACACCTTTGTGGAAATCTCCGCTGATTAGATAGTTGAGCGTGTAATTGCCTGTGCTAATCCAATCTGTAGGATCGTTAAATCCAACACCTAACCCGTCGATCGACTTGGTTAGAGTTTTTCTAAATTTTGATAAATCGAAGGCTTTTGTAGCCATATTAAATCTCCTAAATGATTATAGGGGACCGAAGTCCCCTACCCGTGTGCTTACTTCTGACGATTGCGAATCATTGCCAAGATGTCTTGGGCACGACTATCGCCGCCTGCACTTGCTTCAGCTTTTGGTGCTGGAGCAGAAGTAGATTTAGCTACTGGTGCTGGTGCTTCGTCTTCATCAACGTCATCTGCTACTGGTGCAGATGCCTTAGGAGTTGCTTTGTTAGGATCGCCAGTATTTTGGCTCATACCTGCTGGTTTGAAATACTGTCCCCAACGATCCATGTCATATGGCTCGCCATCGACTGAAGCTTCAAACATTTCTTTCATAACTTTTAATTCAACTTCACCTGGTTTCTTAGGTAAAAAGTCGCTCAAGTTATAAAGACCATTTGCTTTGATAGCTTCGTTTTCTGCATCGCTCAATGGACGCTCACGACGTGCCCAACTTGATGTTGAGTAGTCTGCGTAACCACCTTTGCTTGTTTTCTTCATGCGATAGTCTAAACCATGCACGTAATCAGTTGGCAAATCTTCCAATTCTGGATCGACCAAAGCCGCACGAATTGATTGGAAAATCTGTGGACCAATAATGAATCTACGGATTGGATTTTCTGGAATTTCTTCTGCTTTTTCGCCAAGTCCGTCTTCAACAACGAAACCTTGGAAAATATAACTACGCTTTTTCCAGTACTTACGACCCATATCTTCCAATGCTGGATCTTTAAACCAACCACGAACTTCGGACAAAATTGGACATGTGTCGCCATACATTTCAACGCATGGAATTTGTACTGTTACGGGTTTGCTTTCTGATTCACCTTTAACGCCTGCGAATGGCAATTTGATCATTGCACGTTCGACCCAGAAAAAAGTGTTGTCGGAGTTACCATCTGGTAAAAATCTAAGTGTAGATTCTCCGCCTTCTTTTAAGTTCCAGAACGGATAAATTGATTTATCTCCGCCTGTTTTATTGTCTGAACCTTTTTGTTCAGATGCTTTTAGTTTTGCTCTAATTTCAGCTAAAGTTGCCATAATATTCTCCTATTGTTAGCCTTTATGTGCTTTTTATTTGCCTATTATCTCTTTAAGATCTACTTAAAGAAAAAGCGCATACATGTTATTGTATACGCTTTTATTTAGCAGAGCAAGAAGAATCTTGCCTGAAATGTGAGTATTTTACTCGTTTAACGATAATGTACTAGACTTACTAAACGCTGAACTTCATCCAATCCTGCTGATTCTCTTACTGGTTGAGACATAACTGCTTGTGATGCTTTCTTGAAATCAAATCCTGGTTTGCTTGGATCCTGTACAACTGGAGGAGTACTTAATTTTGTAAATTGATTTGGATCAAACGTAGGAGTCTTAACACCGTTCATTGCCGGTGCTTTACTCAAATTAGGCATTTGTTTTGCGCCTGGTTTAGTTGGGGCCGCTGGTGTTGCACCTGGCTTGGCTAAATCTGTTGTGTAAGGTTTGCCCTTCCACATAAACTGTTTTTCGCCCGCTGAACGAGCTGCCGCAAATGCTTGGCCAAACGGCATATCATCACGATTAACTTTGCCAGCTCCGCCGGCAGCAGTTGATGCACCGCCAGGGATAGTTGTTGCTGGATCTGCTCCAGGTTTAGTTCCATCTAATGCCGCACTTCCTGTCGGTGTTGCTGGAGCAGGTGCCGCATTAGCCGCATCGATAGCCGCTTGTGCATCACTTAATGCTTTTGCAACATCTGCAGGAGGATTTTCATTCTGAGCATTAATGTCAGCCATAATATCCTGGATTTGTTTAATAATTGCCACTTTATCTCCGCCTGACATATTAGCCGCGACTTGTTTATTCAATGCTTGTTGTTTTTCTGGGGTGAATCCGTTAGGATCAACGTTTCCATCTGCACCTAAAGTTATTCCGCCTTCTAACAATCTTAATTTGTTTAAGAAATAAGTTGTGCTTTCATTCGCAGGTGCTGCCGCAGGTGCTGCCGCAGGTGCTGCCGCGCTGCCACTCAATGCTTTTAATTTACCAACTAAGTCAGTTAGTTTTGCCATATCTGCCGCAACTGCCGCATCTGCTTTAGCATTACCAGCATTTGATTTGTCATTTACTGCTTGTTGTGCCGCAGTATCTTTACTTGCTTGACGACCAAATACATTGCGTGTCAAGAAATCTGCACCTGTAGATTTAGGCATTGTGCCATCCCATTGATCAATCGGAGGAAGTGGATCAGGTAATCCAAAACGTGACTGAACAATTTTATCTGTTGGAGGATAAGGAACTTGTGCCTTAGCATACAAACCTTTAATTTGTTGTAATGCTGTTTGATAATTTTGTTCTTTAGCATTTGCTGGAACGCCAGGTGTTGCACTAGCTGCCGCCGGAGCAGGAGCTGCCGCCGGAGCAGGAGCTGCCGAAGATGTACCTGATTGCACTGGAGCACCACTAGTATCTGTAACTGGAGAACCACTTGAGCTTTGTACAGGTGGTGTGCCGCCTGCTTGTTGACGTTTTGCTAGTTCAGCTTTAGCATCTTCTGCACTTACCATCGAACGTCCAACACCGCTGGCAGCTTGTTTTAGATAATCATCGTTGTAGTTAGTTAAATCTCTCTCTGCAATATATTCTCTTAGTCTTTTTGTAAGACTAGCCAATGTTGATTCATTAATTTTTTGCATGTTAGTTCCTTATCTTAATCCTGCAATTTTAAGCATTGCTGTTAGCTCAGCATCTTCATTCATTCCTGGCATGTTCATGCCTTTCATCATATTATTTACGTCTGGCATACCAGAAGCGCCTTGTGGCATCTTGCTCATAATACCTTTCATCATATCTTGCGGGTTCATTTGACCGCCTGGAAATTGTACATTTTGGTTAGGCATATTCTTTGTCATACTGCCTAATTTGTCTTGAATACCTTTCATCATTCCATTAGTTGCGGCTTGTGGATTGCTGAAATCTATATCACCCATGCCTAAATTTTTGCCTACTTGACTACCGATTCCTTTGAATTTTGCCATAGCATCGTCATAACTAGCAGGCTTGCCATCGATAGTTCCACTGCTGGTGCTATTACGAGTTACTTGTGCATCTGGATGAGCTTGCAAGAATTTATCTAACATTTCGTCTGGATTAACACCTTGATGCTTGTCTAAAAATTGACTCATCATAGTGCTAAAATCGTCTTCTTCTTCTGAATTCTCGTCAACTGCATGATCATGTGCGCCGGCTAAATGCTTAATACGTCCTAGTTCATGATCACCGTGACTTGGATCCATTTTATCAATAATATGTAATACTTGATCTAAATCTTCTTGGCTTGCATTTGGAAATTCGCCGTCTTTAAAACCTTTAATTACTTTAGTTTTAGCACGAGTTCCGCCTATGGTAAAGTTTTTATTTTCACGATTCCAAAAGCCTGCAACACTGGCTAGCATCTGATGTACACCACTTTGATGTTCATCTGCGGCTTCTTGATCGCCGAAGCCGCACTCCATTGGAGTTAGTCCGCATTCACGGATAGCATCATGCAAAGTCATAGTTTTATGTCCGAAGTCTAACTCGTGATGTAATTCGGCGCCACATTCTCTAGCTTGTATGAATTTAGCTTTCAACTTTGACATATTAGGATTTGCTGGTTTAACTTCTGCACTTGGAGCAGGATTTTTCATTGTAGCTTGGCTACTAACATTAGCACTATCTACATCTTCATTTAATCCAGATAGTTTACGCAATCTCACGATTTCTTCTGCTACTGGCGGTGGTGTAGGCGTTGCTTCTGGTCCTGGAGGAACTGCTTCTGCACCTGCTTCTGGCGGTGGTGCGGCACCTGCTTCTGGTGCTGGAGGTGTTGCTTCTGGTGCTGGTGCCGGCTCAGCACTTGCATCTGGTGCTGGAGGTTCTTCTTCTCCACCAATGTCACTACCATCGCCATTAAAATCAATCAACCCATTTTGCAAAATTTCTGCAAGATCATTATTGTCTTGTGCCAGATCAGTTAAGATCATTTCGATAGTTGTACTGACGTCTTTGTCAGATTCATCTTTTGTTAAACTTACTAATTCATCAAGTTTATCTTTAAGTTCTGGGATTGGAATTAGCTTAGGTAATTCTTCTAAATTAACACCGCCTATTCCTGTTGAAACTTCAGATTTGAAAAAATCATTTAATTTTTTAATTGCATTTTGTTTAACTGTTGGATTAGTATCTAGAATGCCTTGCCCATAATCATCTTCGTCACTTTCTACAATTCTATTGATAAAATTTTCAAAAGCTAGTTCGGGGTCAAATGATTCTTGTTCTGGGGAAGGAATTTCAACTCCACGACGTTTTAATTCTGCTTCAGCATCTGGACCAGTTACTAACAAGCGCATACGTACTCCATTACGCATAGCATTGACAGCTTTCATCAAATAGTCATTTGACATATTAGCCGCAAGTGGGTTAGCAGGTGCGGCTGGTTGTTGTTGCTGTTGTTGACCAACCATCTGATTTAAACGTTCTTGATCCGCGGCAGTAAATGCTCCTGGAGGTGTACTACCATCTGGATTAGGTAATGTAATTCCGCCTTCGCCTAAGATATCTTCTGCTGATAGTTCACGGACTGGAATATCACTTTCATCGATTAAACGAAAAATGTATGGGAATGATTGTTTTAAGTCTTCATTAAATGTACGAATTGTTAAACGATCAATGAAGTCATTTAAGATTTCTTCTGGAATCATTTCTTCATCACGAGCAGTAAATGATTCTGCAAATGCTTGATAGTATGATGGACGTTGTAAGTTGTTTACTTCTTTTTTAATTTGTTCAATGCGTTCACTAACAACATCTGTTAATCCGCCAACTGCTTCTGACAATGCTTCATTACGGCCAACATACCCTTTGAACTTGCGTAGTTGTGCTAGTTCTTCACTTAGACTACTAATGTGTTTACCAATAGCATCGTATGGTGTACCACCTGCTTTGATGTGTTCTGCTAGAGCGCGAGCACCGTTAAGATGCTTGTATGGATATTTAAAACGTTCACCATCTGCATTCTCAACATAAATTGCTTCGATATGCATTGTACGTCCAGCGGCTAGATCTAAGTTAACGGGCTGACTGTGTTTAACTACTAGACGTGCTTCACCTAAATCCTGATAGCTCATTCGAGTCGTACCATACATCTTATTTTCCATAATAGGGTCCATTATTTCTTCCTTGGGTTTCGCTCTAAAAGTATAATCTCTTTTGTCTAAACTGTCTTTGCCAATGTTTTGCAAGTCAAAATTTAACAAACGATCTTTAGCAAATTGTCTGAAGCTACGAAAAAATTTAAATGCACCAGGGTGTTTGCTATCTGCTAAGTCACCGCTGATTTCTACAATAATTCCATCATCTTCGTCTAAGGTAATGCTAACAGTACCTAGACTTTCGCCATTTTCTTTGTATTCAAATTCAAAGAAACGGGCATGTGGTATGTCCTGTTTTCTTTCTAAGACTTCGCCGCTGGCATCTCCAATTTTGATGTTGGAAAAACGTGTTTGTATTTTACCATACAAGTCTTGTGCTATTTTATCTAAATTTGCGTTCATGTTATATTTATCCTAGCCCATGGAGATGTATATGGGCAGAGGTGGCTCGTAATCTTCATCTATAGCCCAATCGCTCTGTACTCTTAAGCGCTCAAACACTTCAGGATTCCATTCTGCTAGTAGTAGGCTCATGCGTATA